ACCTCGATAGTTTCTTTCCACTCAAACCTATGCGACGAAACCGTACCTATATACGATGGATGTGAGCGAAGGTTCTGTTCGAGCGTGGAAAGCGTGGTATTCTCGGTGTTCATGCCTGCCTTTTCGAAATAACTGAAGATGGCCGAGAGACGGATGAACATCACCTGGGTGTCGGGCTCGAACGTGAATGTCCTCTTGTTGCCCTGTGCGTCTGTGCCGGTTACCTTCGTGGGTTGCTCGATGCGGAAGTCGCGGCCTTCTACAACGGCCTTTGTATCTATCATTACATCCATGGCATTGAAGAAGATGGCCAGTTTGTCCGTGCTGCGGATGAGCGACAGCTGGAACTCAATCTTATCTTGGGCAATTTTGAAGAATTCTTCGTAAGTGAAAGGCAGCATCAGGTCGGTATGTCGCTCGATAAGTTTAAGCATGCCGAGAAAAAGACTAACAGTCTTCATAAGACGGTCGCGCTCACCCGAGTTTACCACATCCTGCTTCAGTTCCTCGTAAGCCTCTTGTTTCAACTGGCGGAAGTGGTCCATCACCTGAGGGCGCAGTGCCAGTATATCGAGCAGCACGTTGGACAGGCCTACTTTGTTGGGGTCCTCGATACGCTTGAGTTCTTCGAACAGCCAGGTCTCTTCGGGCGTTCTGTTCTTCGGTTTCGGCACCTCGCAGATGATGACACGACTCATTAGGGCATTGTCGTCTCGCTGTGGTGTTTCCTGCCCACATATCACGACTGGAGCATATACTTTATCATTCTCAATTTCCCTACCCGATACTCCGCGACGTTTCTGTTTGCCATCGCCATCGTACACGATGCCTTTCAACGCCTGGAACTTCACGTTGGAAATATCCTTATTGTTATACTCGTCGAGAACAACGGGTACATCGCGGAATGTGCCCATGATGGTAGACATGGCCGCGTCTGTACCTGTATTTAGGTTGAATATCGGCACTGTTGGCGAGATAAACAGCGAGCGGATGGATATGCCTATCTGCGTCTTTCCCGACGACATCGGACCCATGAAGAATGGGGCGGTAAACAACCTGTCGATGCAGTGGATATTGCTGCGGAAGGCGCACATAATCGCGTACAGTGTGGCCCACTTACCATTATCATTAATCTTGTATACCTGATTCATTAGATCAGCCCATTTTTCAAATGACACTCTTTTATCAAAGGGCACTTCCTTGTATACAAGCTGAGAAATGAGTTCATACTTATCCGATTGACGTCCACTACCCGCGTAGATGGTGGAAAAGGCAGGGAGGTAATAGTTTTTCTTATTGTGCGCCACAACACCTAGCTCGTCTATCGGACTAAACGTGGGCTTGTCATCCACCAAGTGAAATATACCGTTGGAGAAGGCGAAGAACATTCCGTCCGTTTTTCGGCTAGTGCCTTCCTCTTGCTGATTTCCGTAGACCTGAACCTCGGAGCACATCACGAAATGCCGGCTCATGTACTCACGTATCTTCGTCCAGTGCTGTTCCTCACCATTGGTGAAGTTCACCGCCTCGAGGTTAATCAGAACCTCCTCTATCGATGATTTCTTCAAGAGCATTTTAGACGTAACCTCAATATACAACGGTGTTGGGTAATACCTGCGGTTGATGCGTAATACGCGTTTGTTCTGCTCGTAGTCGTCACTGTAGATATGCAGCAGTGGTGTCATGAAAAAGTCGCCGACTTGTGTGAAGCCACTGCCGTTCTTGTTCTGGAACATGTAACATACGGGCTCACCCTTCTTATTCAATCGAGGGAAATACTTGCATTCGCGAAACATACTGGAATATTCCTCGCTGTCTTCCACATATTTTGGAAGGTTGTCTGGGTCGAAATCGTCAGTACCAAGGCTGTCGCCCTGCATATTGATGGCAATAGTTGCTTTCCGCTTGGCTGCGAACGGTTTCCTTATATCGTCGAACTGCCCTTTCGTTATACCCAGTTGGGCGCAATAAGAGTTCTTATTGATGGTAACTACTGACTCTTCCGCGTAACTGGTCAATTCAATGCATCGGGCAATAACAGGAACCTTATCACCCAGGAAACCGTCCAGGAACGTCCCGTGAAGTCTGATGTAGAAATTGATGAAAGGCTCGTTGAACTCGCCTCTCGATAGGGATAAGTTGGTTACACCACCACAATATATCTCGCGGAGTGCACGTAGATAATTTCCCTCTTCACCGTTATCCTTAATCGCGCAACCCTCCGCATCTGCCACGAAGTAGCCGTATACCTTGCGCAACTCTTGAATGTCTGTTTGCGTGGGTACGCCGGAGACATAGATAATCGGTTCGTCTCCGTACTTGTCAAGGAAGTTCTGGAATATGCAAGTGAGCAAGGCTGGCTTATCTTTCTCCACATTCTCCTGCAGCATATCCATGCCAAACAAGCCTGGCTGCATCACAGCCTTCTCAGCCACATCGGCAATGTTCCGTCGTAAATCGCGCACCTTGCGATCGATAAGGTCGATCTTCATTCCAAAATCCTTGGCCAGTTCCTTCATATATCCCATCCGCAAGGTGCTTTCCTGCACGTTGGCCACCAACGATGCAATGTCATTTAGCACATCATTTATCACGTCAGGAGTATTCTCGCCACGTGGGAGCAGCAGTTTTTTAAACAGTTTTGGAAAAGTTTCCGTCTTGTCTTTCAACAGCTTTTCAGTTTGTGCCTTATTCTCGCGTGCGAAATCGTCCGGGTCTTTTCCTTTAGGCAAGCGAACACCCTTGACGTTAACGCCTGCCTTAAGCAGCAGTTCACAATTCTTAAGCGCAGCCTTAATGCCTGCTGGGTCGGCATCGTATACCATAACCACCTGCTGGGTGAAGCGCGTTATCAGTCTCACTTGCTCGTCGGTGAAGGCCGTGCCACTGCCCGCAATGACATTCTCTACGCCCGAGGCATTGAGCGATAGCACGTCAAACTGACCTTCAACCAAATACACGAAACCTTTCTTGCCAATGGCTTTGCGTGCTTGATAGAGCCCGAACAGGTGCTTACCCTTTGTGAATAAGGCAGTTTCGCCCGTGTTTATATATTTGCCCGTATTCTCACGCGGTGTCACCATCCTACCTGAAAAGCCCACAATGTGGCCCTGCAGATCATAGAATGGGAAAACCAAACGGTCGTTGAAGAAATCGTAATCATAGCCTTCGGCCGATGTAGCGATGACACCCACGTCTTTCAGACGAGCGGCAGAATAGCCTGCAGAGGTTAGTTGTTTCATGGCCACATTTCCCTTTGGGGCATAACCAACACCATAATCTGCAATAGCCTTATCCGTGGGCTTGTAGCCTCGCTTCGAAAGAAAGTCGGAAGCGTACGACAGATGTTCACGATAGAGTTTGGCTGCCGCCTCTATTGCGATGAAGTTGGATTCACGAAGGCGGTAACGCTGCTCCTCTTCTGTGGTCATTTCTTTTTCGGGAAACTCGATGTTCGCGAGATTCGCACACCAGCGTAGGGCCTCGGGGAAGGTTAGGTTTAAGTGTTGCTTAACGAACTCGATAACGTCTCCGCCTGCACCACACACGAAACAGTGACATGTCTGCTTTACAGGACTGACTACCATTGACGGATGGCTGTCGTTGTGGAATGGGCAGATGCCCTTATAATTGATGCCAGCTTTTTGCAAACTCGTAAACGATTCCACGACGTTTACGATGTTCAATGCCGATTTGACTTTGTCAATAAATAGTTTGTCTATCATGGATTTTCCTCCTCAAACAGATTGAGCTGCCTCGATGTGAAGGCTTCTTCACGTGTTACGCCCAAGTAGTCCGCCACAGCATAGTATTCTTTTTGTGTTACGGCCTTATGCCCGTAATAGAGGGCCCAGAACCGCTTCTGTCCAATACCGGTTTCCCCGTAGAATGTCTTACTAGGACGGAAGTCTTCCGGATGCTTGAATGCAGTTTTCAGTAGTTCTTGTAAAATGTTGTGCTTCACGGTACGGCCAACGGTCATCCTTTTACGAATGGTGAACTGTCGCACAGACATGGGCGTGCGGCCAAGTTCTTTCGCCATATCCTCAAACGTCTTCTTTCCGAAGTTTGTTTGGACATAGGCTGCTTCTTCGGAAGTCCATCTTCTTTTCGTTTCCATCCTTTATCCGTTTTATCTGTTGGTCGAAATCTCGTATGCGGCCAGCATTATATATGCTAATGTTCCCCATATTCGCTTGGACGTAGGCACAAAGGGCTTCATGTATGAGCATCAGTTCCCCCTCTCGCAGATCCATAATGGAATACTTTCCGCGCGTGTCTCTGTCTACGTACATCACTCAAAATTTAGGTCGAACGCAGAATCTCTTGAAACGGGAAGTGCCTCATTTATATTCAGCCTTCCATCTTCGTCGAGTGACAAATACTCTTTTGGCGCATTGTCGCGGGAGGCGGAGAACCCTCTTCCATAACCGTCCCACATCAGTATCATCATGTCCGTATGGGCTATTACTTTACGCACCGAATTTTTGTTTATGATCATTTCATCGATACGAATCTTACTATTAAGGCCAATGATGGCCTCTTCAAAATCTTTAACTTTCATCTTTCTGGTATTTTAATTTGCAGTCTTCAATTGTAGCGTATTGTACATAAGTGTTCTTCATCGCGCAGTATAATCCGTTTATGCAATGGCGGACATGGCTGCACGCTTGGCATTCTCTTGGAGGTAAGGTTTTCATCGATGTTTTTACTAAAACACTGTTCCGCAGATTTTTACAAGAACATCGATCTCCAATACCGAAAATTTCCTACGCGCAATTTTAGAATACCACGCAGGATAACTTAGGGTAATTCAGTTAATTCCC